GAAATTACTTGGGTTCTAATCTCCGGAGTGAGCTTCTCCATTTCTTCCCTTACAATGTCCTGTGTTATCCATCTCTGATAATCAGCAGCATAGTCCAATACCTGCTGGGCAAAGGTATGCTCCGTTTCTGCATCATAATCAAATTGATGACCACAATGAGGACATGAGACAACGGCACCACCGTTGAGGCTCTTCAGTAATAAACTTAATTCCATATCGTAACCTTTTAAACGCTCATCACTATATCCATGCTGCAAGAACGCTTTACGAACGAAATCAACAGCCTCCTTTACCTGGTCGGCAGTAGCAGACTTAATATTCACAAGGAAAGTCTGGGGATTACTCCCCCAACTTGTCAATGTTGAATATTCCATCATACGCCATTCAAGCACTTTACAGGGATCAACAGAATCTCTTTTAATGGCCTTGACCCCAATAGAATGTTCAAGTGTTCTGCCATTCTCTGCAAACAGTTTATAATCAGCTAACGTATCACGGCCAATCTGTTTTTCAAGATTTAACTGACCGACCATAACCAAATTACCTTCTGTTTCCTTACCACTCAACGGAACACCTAACAACTGGTCTGTACGATGATTCAGGAACCAACGCATCCGACCAATATTTTCTTTCAATGTCTTATTGAATGAGCCGGGCATAGATATGTCATTTTGTGAGTCCTTCACACCGATACCGTTCACCGCAACGGTAACGATACCCTTCTCATCAACATCATTTGCCTTTGTCTTGTACTGAAGGCTTTTGATTTTCTCTTCCATCTTTTTCATCTCCACTTTTAGTGTTAAAAACTCGATTTACTTTATCCAGTTCCTCATCTGACATATCAAATTTCAATTTGTCAAACAAGGGATTTTCTATCATACTTTCGCCTATTTGGGCACGCCAGTCATTGAGTGTTATAAGCCCACATGAGAATTGTTCACGACAACGTTTATTTATATTTGTCTTTACGTCCTCGGATTCTTTCAATCCTTCCTGCAAACAATCAACATCAGAGAAATCACAATCCAAATAATATCCCCCTCCTTCAAGACCAAGGAAAGCTGTAAAATCCTTGCAGAATTGTTTGGCCATAGGAATAACAGTTGAACAATATACGCTCTTTTCAGCAGTAGCCTGATTGCTAAATGTGGACTGGTCTTTTCGCGGAACAAGAACGGCAGGGATGCCGTATGCCCCTGCAATATTTATTGCATCAGCCAAAGTCTCTTCAAACGGCTGTAACTCTGCAATAGAAAGATTAGTACGAACAAAGTCAATGTCTGCATCTGAAATACCATAAGGTACCTGGCCCTTCCTTACACCATACTTCTCAAAATTTTGCTTCAAAAGCTGTTCCTTTTCATCGTCAGTCAACGCTATTGAACCGGTAGCATCAGTTTTCTTACTTACAATAAAGCCCAATCCACCCCGCTTTACATAAATCACATTTCTAGCTTCATATACAGCTATTAGATTTGACATTGGCTTATTTTGGGAAGCAAGACGACTTTTGGACTTCAAGAACATAGCCCCTGAATAGAACTCTGCACTTCCGTCTCTATCATGCCATATTTGGTATGGAGGAATTTCCAAACTACCATTCCAACCATACTCCAAACGATAGCTACGAATAATATCTTCTGTTTGGGCAATGCCAAACAATGGCATATTCCCGTAAACAGGTTCTACAATAGTCTTATCAGAAGGTAGCACCCAATAATTATCGCAATATCTCCATTTTTCAGCTGTAGAAAAGACATCAGGCATAGCGGCACGAATAAAGCTATTCCCTGTACACAATTTATAAATATGGTGCTGATAAATCAATTCTTTCCAACGCATCAAACAATTAGGACGACTAAGTATGCCATTCATTCGTTTATTCGCCCATACTATACTGTCATCCTTAGTTTTCTTCAATTGAAAATTAGCACCTGCAATTCGCGATGCAATATAATCGATCGGGAAAAAGACTTCAGGTATCGTACTGAATAGCGTTAGATAGTTACTGCCCGCTACAATAGGACTAGTAAGGTCCTCAATGTATGCAACTGACCATTTTTCAGCCTTGCCACTTTGAGTATCTATATCCTTATTTTCAGATGAAGTAACTATTTCAACTTCACCTTTAGTCTTAGATTTCTTTCCAAATAGATTATCAAAAAAAATATTCATTGGGTTCCTTTTTGAGCAAAACTAAGTAAAAAGGAAAACCGTTTTCCAAAACACTAAAATCTTGAAATTACGAAAACATAATACCAACAATATAACATTCTTATTTTCAATCACATATAACACATTTCAATTCAAACCTAATTTTACAACGAACTGTACTAGCCCACTCAAAACAGCACTGGCCTCTTTTGTTTCACTATCTTTATTATAGTCCATCAGATTATTCATGAAGGCAACATATTCCGTATCAGATTCTACTTTTGATGCAGAAAAAAGAATACTATTTTTCACATAATCAGATGTTGCAGCAATACGCTTATCTACATCCGGAAACTCTTTCATTACACGAATCTCCTTGTTTGTACTAGAACGGAGTTCCCGGATAAAAGGGAAATAAGCATCTGTACATTCAATTACACATGAATCAGATTCATGGGACAAAATAGAAGAACGTATATCTTCTGTTGAAGTAGTATCCATAAATACGACATCAACAACATGCCATTTATTTCCACATCTAAACGCTTGTATAAGGACAAATTTCCCATTAACATTCGGCATCACATATAGAATCTTCTTAGTGTATTTACATTCGGTATCTGGATTGAAGAAATTAATAGTGCCATTACAAGCATACAAGTTTCTTTTTCGCCGGTTACTAAACTCTATATACTGCTCACTACACAAATCCACAACGACATATCGGAACGTATCAGACAGGTGCCCGTGCTCCTCATAAGTCTGCAAGGTAGTTTTATTCTTGACCTTAGTTTTAAGAATGGCACCGTTAGCATCTTTCTGTACGCTCATGTAGTCCTCAATAGATACCGAACATGATTCGTCAATGTATATCTCTATACCGGGAACAGTACAATCAAAGATAGCATTGATAAACTCACCGGTCATGGCAACACTCGGATTCTTATTGCCTACCTTATCCTCAATCTCGAATCCTTCTTTCTGCAATGTATCTATGAATAAGTCCATCCAAGAACGTTTTTCATCATCAATGCTATTGGCCACCTTTGTTGAGGCATCCCCGTGTAGGTAGACTTTATCACTATACCTGATATCTTTCAGATACTTGGCTACAAGTTTAGAGGACTTCTTTACTGTATTGTTAGGATTTTCGGCGCATGTCTCATGGAACTGCCAAACCTTGATACCGGTAGTGAAATCTACTTGCCAGTACGACACACTGATATATGGCAGTACGTTATTATCTACTGATATATGAATAGGCAGGTCCGGGATATATTTATGTTCACCGGAATGTTTGCCACGGTTGAACGAACCGAAGAACTCGCTACCGGTACGAATAACACCCCACTCTCCCAATGCGTACACATTGTAATAATCCGGATCGTGGACTCTATCATACTCAAAGTCGGCAACACATTGCTCATCATAGAAACCATACGTACCGTCAGGACTACCGACCACCCAAAAATTATTCAAATAGGTAGATTGGATAATAACTGTATTAGGTGCCTGTTCCTCGATTTGCTTAGTACGAAGATTAAGTATTTGCCTGGGTGCATTCTTCTTTACGGATTTGACCTTGGTAAGTTCTTTCGGCAACTCTTTGCCGGCAATGGTAACCGTCATCGGTACATCATGCCATTTGTCTTTATCAATGAACTCTTTCTTTATCCAGTGGCTTTCACTGATCGGATTAAAGGTACAAATAATTTGCTGCCCTTTCTTACCACGCAAACGCTTACGTAGCTGCTTGAAATCCGGATGCTCGAACTCTGACCATTCCTCTAACTGAACACGCTTATAATTGGAGATACCTTTTATCTTTTCCGGATCGTCAAGACCGGAAAAATCTATCTTCGCACCATTAACCAGACACTTAATAGTATTCTGTTGGAACTTGAACAAATGGGATATGCCAAGACCGGCCGCAGCGACTTTATAATCTTCATAAATGGTTTTGAGAATAGAAGCTCCTACTTTACGCATGACAAGAGTGTTCTCACCATCCTGTAATGTCTGTATCAGTATTGTTTGTGCCACACTATACGACTTACCGGAAGATGAACCTCCATAGAGAATGATAAAACGGATAGTCTCATCATTCAAGTACTTCAATAGATAGAATCCGTTAGGATTTAGCTTCTTATAATTTATAACCATATTGTTCTAAAAGTAAGGTTTCTCCGTAGGATGAATACCGGATTTTGCAGTTCAAATTGTTCTATTCTTCCGAATTCTCATTATCTTCAAATCCGATACGAAGTTCACCGACTTTATTTCCGTCTCCACCTTTGATGTTGACATTCTTATCGGCTTCCCATCCATTCCAGGCACCAAGAATCCGGGCGGCTTCTGTCTTGCCGTTGAACTCATAATTAACCACTCCTCTATTATTCTGAATCTTCTTCAACGCATTACGGGCACGCTTTGGAAGTTGGGACGGACTTCTCATCTTTGTTTTCCCGGTAACAGGGTCTACATAATGTAAATCATCGGGATCAGCGAGTACAATATCCATTAATACCTTCTCGACCGTTTTCCTCTCTACTTCAGTCTCTTTCGCCCTCTGTTGCTTAATCTCACTTATCCTTGCACTAACCTTGCTATTGGCTAACAATCTGCTAGCAGCACTCCAAATCGTTTCAGGTTTCATCTTTGACGCATCATAAGACATCCTATATGCTTCACTAGCATTACCTTCTGTATCAACGTAGTATTTACAGAATTTCTCTTGCTTGAATGTTAATGGTTTCTCTTGCTTTCCCATATCAATTGTTATTTATTCCTACGAGAAAAAGAAGCTGCTCTCTATCCTTTAAAAGCTCATAGGTGGCAAGCAGTGTGCTGCCAGTTGTTAATATGTCATCATACACTATTATTTTCTTTTCCTTTATCGGACGAAGAAGAAAGAATTCTGGATTCAATCTATCTTTAGTTAGGCACTGGATTGCATTCTCATAGAATGGTATTTTCACCGCCCCCGCAATTTTCGTACAGATAGAGGTTGAAAAATGAAAGCCCTCGTTGTGTCTCCGTCGCGGTGTGGTGACTATACACCATCCTTCATATCCCCCTACTATGAAGCGGTGGAGAAACTCACACGCTCTCTCTGCAAAGAATGATGCAAGTTCCTCCGACTGTTTAATTTCTGAAAAGCTGGTACCAGTCTTGGAACGGGTGAACTGGGAGATGTAATAGATATCACCCTTTTTATGAAGTGACACCTTTTCTCTCAAATCACATAACCGTTCCTGATGAGACCAGCTCTTACCTTTCACCGCTTCCGGCTTATCCCAGTCGTCAATACGACATATCTTTCCCTTTCCTTTCATCAAAGATCTTCTTTACTCCGTCCTCGACAGATGTGTAAGACAAAGGTACTAAATAGATATCCCGGTTCACCGACTGCTCCAAATTGTCAAAATCTCGTTTTTTATTAATCAACTCTATTTCAATCGGTTTGTAGTATTTTACTAAAGAAGCAAAATACATAGTAGTCACAGGTTGAACGTTACAAATATTGATAAGTTGCCGGTTACAACCCACCGAATAGATAAGCCCCTCAATGACATCATCTATGTAAGTGAAGCACCGGATATTCTGACCACAGTTGTATAATGACACGTTTTCCTTTTCCATCAGGAACCAGAGAAGAGTTCTTTTTCGCGGATTAGGTCCATATACATTATGCAGCCGGCACCCGGTCGCAGCCTTACAATAGATAGATGCATACTGTTCATCGAAATACTTGCTTATTCCATACATAGAAGTGGTATTCTCCGGATTAGCCGTTGACGAACTGGCATATATTAACTTCACATGATTTTGATTGCAAGCATCAGCTACTCGCATGAAAGTATCAATGTTATCCTTCCTGATCTGTTCCAGGTTTCCATTAAACACACTAGTTTGCGCCGCCAAATGGAACACACAATCAATACCCCCATTTTTCAGGAGCTCACATACTTTTGTGGCTTCAATACCAGACTTTCGATCAAGTCCTATGACTTCGACATCCCTTTTAGCTAATTCTCGGCAAAGGGCTTTACCAATAAATCCCTCACTGCCGGTTACAATCATTTTTCTCATCATCACAAAAACTAAAGGTGCATCTTGTTTAAAGACACACCTAGGTTCAACATAAAATCCTAAAGATTAAATCTTATTTTTGAAAATACTCCCTACACTTAAAACCCTTTCTAGGAGTAAAGTCTTTAAATTCACAGCTTCTAAACACCCACTTCTTATCAGCCCATCCGGCTAAATCCTTTTGCCATTGAGGAATAATTTGACGTGGATTATTTAAGTCCCGGTAAGGCTGACAATGTGGTAAGAACCGACCACCCTTCTTTTTCCAATGATTTACTCGTTCAAATGCTTCTTTGAAATCCTTCAATAAGATGCAGTAAAAGAAGTACTCGCCTTTATACCCGTATTTGTCAATCAAAGCCGTAGCACGTTCGCATTCTGCAATTTGTCCCGGTGTATCACAACCGAACCGTATGCGCTTAATCCATTTAACACGAGCAAGCAACCGGGCTATATCATCCGTTACCAGCCGGGCGTCTAAACCTTGATTGAAGTCTACACGTACTCCCATGGAGATAATCTTTTCAATCTGCTGCAAACCGTAGTCGGATGCAAGTATGTTGTTATCCATGAGTATAATGTTTTTTCTCCCATTAACGGCTATCTCTTCAATATCCATGTAAGTAGCGATGTTTCCTTCTTTCTTCGGTACCACACACCACTTACAGTGGTTTGGACATCCGCGGGTGAGAAAGCCATAAGCCAAATTTTTATCAACATTATACAGATCGTAATCAGGAATCATTCTATCAATCTCTGGCAAAAGAACCTTTTTTATGTCATACCCAGTACCGCCTTTCTCAACTTGATCGGCATTGATGTAATAGCCGTAATCCGGCGTAAAGCTAAATACTTTTGCAATGTAAACCTTAT